GGGGACGGGTACGGGGACGGGTACGGGTACGGGTCCGGGGACGGGTCCATCCAGTTGCGCAGCCGACGCCGCCAGTAGGGCGCTGAGGTAGAGATGGACATGACGCAAGAACAGGCCGACTACGACCGCGACCGCGCCGGGAGTTGGTGCGGGAGTTGTGGATCGAGAGCGCGTCATCCGAGTACGACGTGAGCACGACCGCGCTCGCACCGCGAGCCGCGCAAGAGGAAGGCATGAGCGAGCCGCGCATTTACTGTCGGTTCTGTGGTGCTCGGTTGATCCGCGATCACGTCGGCCTACGGTGCCCTACGCGAAACTGCCAATGGGAGCACGGAATCCCAGAGAGCGAGGAAGACCTGAGATGACCGAGCCTCGCAATCGAGAGCAGCCCCGCTTCTGGGCCGTTGAATGGGTCAGCTACAACCGCCTCGATGGGTGGAAGAGGTTTATCCTGTGGGACGACGACCCGCGCCTGTTCAGGACTCGTAGGGAAGCCCGCGCGTTCATCGAGCAGCGGTATGGGTACATCCGCGATCGTGCCGACCTTCGCGCTGAGCCCCACGGGTGGCGGATGCCCCGTGCCGTGAAGGTGGAAGTAGTGCAGGTGAAACCGTGAGCGAGCCGCGCAAGGAGCACGAACCGTACTGCCCACGCGCTCAGTTCTGGGACGCGGGCGAATATGAGGCACCGTGTCGATGCGGCGATGCTAAGCCGCGTGAAATCCCGGTGGTGTTCTGGGCCACGGAGGAGCAGCTTGACAAACTGGTCGCTCAGGTGCGCGTCCACCTGGCGAAGCCCGAGGCCGACCTCATCACCCTGGCCGTGTTCCAGGCCACGCACCGCAAGCCCGGGGAGGAGTCGTGGGTGGGCACCCTCGTCGTCCATGCCGAGCACTCACTCGCGCGATTTGCTGGCAAGCGCTGTCTTGTGGTGCCACTGGGGGAGAAATGAAAGCCGTGATGCTCGCCGCTATAGTTGCCGTCTGGGGTGCCATCTGGGCTCTCGGTGGCAGGAGTCAACCGCCGAAGTGGAACGTGGCCACGGCCTACACTGTGGAGATCGACCGCGCCCTGTGTCCCGACGTAACGTCCGCGCAGAGGTGGCTTGTGTTCGTGACCGACGCGGGGCGGCCCGTGGTTGCCGTGGATTGTAGCAAGAGGGTGTGGGTCCACGGCGCGGATGGGTGGAGCATCGTGCCGCTGGAGGAAAAATGATGGACAGAATCGCCCAATGGATCGCGTGGCAGCTACCACGCCGACTCGTGAAGTGGTGCGGTTTCAGGATCGGTGCTCACGCAACACAAGGACAATGGAGCGCGCAGGAGGTGCCTGTTCTGAGTTTCATGGACGCAATGCGTCGGTGGGAAATAGGTAGGCGCGTCCTCGTTGTCACGATGCCGGAGGGTGAGCCGTGAAGAAGTTCAACGCCTTTCCGGCTTGGGTCTACCGCGCCTCCGAGGTGGACGCCGAGATCGCCAAGCTGCGGGAGCAGGTGGAGGCGCTCAAGAAGAAGCTCCACGACACCGAGGAGTACGTCCGGTCCAGCGGCGGCTCCATCGACGGGTACGTCAAGGCGCTGGCGACGCAACGAGAGCGGGCAGAGTGGGCGGAGAAGGTGCTCGTGCTGGCACGCGAAACGAGCGACTTCGACGAGCAGAACGCCGCGTGGGCGCTCAAGACTGCGGTGGAGACGCACGACAAGTGAGCGATCTATACCCAGTAAACTGCGACGTGGATAGTTACTGCGGCAAGCGACCGTGCCCGTGGTGTTGAGTTGCGGTGGCTGCGGTCGTCCGCCGACGCTTCGCACTTAGCAGCGAGCAATGAGTGCGCGCGAGCAAACAAAGCGGAGGCCGCATTACGCAGCGCGGAGAAGGTCGTGGAGGCGGCGCAGATATTGTGGAAATGGTACTGCGAGGGCGACAACCATAAACGCGCCGACGCCATTCATGCAATGGCAGCCGCCCTCCGCGAGTACGACGCGGGGAGGGAGGGGCCGCCACTCAAGATGCCGGAGGCAGGCCCCTGCGTTCATGGGCTATACGATTGCGGTCCATGCGACTGGGATCATGGGCGGGAGAGGAAGGTCAGGCAAGCATGAAGCAGCGTGCGCTGGCGGCGGCACGTGCGTGGTGTGAAGGCCGATTGCCACCGGAAGAGGCTGGCTGTGATGACTACCCACGCCTCCTCGCCGCCGCGATGCTGGAGTTCGCCGCGAACACCCTTGAAGACGGGCGTGGCGGGCGTGGCTGGATTGCGCGCGCGGACGATCTTCGCCGCGCCGCCGAGGAGCTGAGGAAGTGAGATGCGACACCTGGACCTGTGCAGCGGCATCGGCGGCTTCGCTCTCGGCCTCGGCTGGGCTGGGTTCCGCACGGTCGGCTTCGCGGAACACGAGCCGTTCCCGTCGAAAGTGCTGGCGCATCGCTGGTCCGACGTGCCTAACTTCGGCGACATGGAGGCGCTGAATGGAGACGAGTTCCCAGACTCCGACATCTGGACTGCTGGGTTCCCCTGCCAGCCCGCAAGCGTCGCGGGCCGTCGCGCTGGCACGGAGGATTGCCGCTGGCTTTGGCCTACCCTCGCCCGACTCGTGGCCCGTCGTCGTCCCAGATGGGTCCTACTCGAAAACGTCCCAGGGCTGCTTACTGTCCAGCGAGGACGGGCATTCGGAGCGGTCCTTGCCGACCTGGCCGCGTGCGGGTATGTGGGCTGCTGGTTCGTGCTGGGCGCTTGGCAGCTCGGGGCGCGTCACCGTCGTGACCGAGTGTGGGTTGTCGGGCGTAATCTTTCCGACACCGGATACCGGGAGCGGGCGCAATCGGAGCAAGAGCGATGGCGCAGCGGTCCGCCCCGGGTTGGCGATGATGGCGAGGCGCGAGCTGTGGCCGACACCTACAAAACAGGATGCAGTGAGTTCTGGATCGGCTGCGTACACGACCGAGAGCGGCAGACACAGCGGCGTCACTCTGACGGATGCAACGGTGCGGGGCTTCTCGACTGGCTGTGGGGGTGGGCCGTCGATCCCGCAGACGTGGAGCACGCCGATCAAGCGGGACAAGCGATCGTTTCTGGGAGCCAAGCGGAGTCCCAATGCTCAGGGAGCGGAGCCGTTGACAGTCCAGGTGGGCGGATCTCTCAACCCCTCGTGGGTCGAGTGGCTCATGGGATTCCCCATCGGATTCACCGCCTTGCCGCCCTCGGAAACGCCATCGTCCCGCAAGCGGCGCAGTGGATCGGCGAACGCATCCTCGCCATCGAAGCCGAGGAGCTGAGGAAGTGATCGCCGCGCTCCTCGCCGCCTAGAAGAACCAGGCGAGCCCAGCCGAGACGTAGGGGGCACGGTCGCGAAAGGCGTACCCGGCCCCTACGCGATAGCCGCCGTGACGCCCTGGACTGGCCCAGGCTGCGGCAACGCCGGCGGTCCCTAGGCTCGACCCCTCTATCTCGATCACGCGGCGCCACGCGCGGCCGGCCGCTTCAGGGGCCACCCAGGAGGTAAACTCCGGCGGATGGACCTCGCGGACGACCTCGCCATCCGGAGTCTTGGCAACGATCGTGGCGTGGAATCGAGCCCCCATCGCGTCCCCGTCCCGGAACATCTCGTAGCGCCAGTCCCGCAAGCCAAGATCGCCCGGCCGAAGAGTCCAGTTCGCCACCGCCGGCGCTGGTGCCCCATCGGGCGGGCACTCCTGCACGATCACCCTAGGCGGCTCCGGCTCGGTGGGCAGGACGGAGCCGCGAGCCAGAACGACCGGCTTGGCCCGCGCCGGCGGATCGGCAGGCTGTAGAGCGGCTGGCGGTGTCTTGGTCACGGTGACGGCGGCGGTGCCTGGGATCACCGCGGGCTGCTCTGGCGGTGTCGGTGCCGGCCGGTGAATCAGGAGGCAGCCGAGGATCCCGACGCCGGCGCCAATGCCTCCGGCGATGAGATACCGACGCAGGCCCACGAGGATCACGCGAGTTTGCCCGCCGCCAGCGCAAGGATGTGCTCTACAGTCAAGGCCACCGCGAGAACCACGAAGCCGAGCAGCATCCTCCCGTCGAGCACGAGATTGAGCCACAGAGCCATGCCCGCGATCTCGATGACGTTATGGACCTGGCTCACTACGATTGCCTTCCTGGAGACGGTCGTACCGAAGAGTTTCAGCATGGCGTCCTCACTTCTTGCCGGCGAACTCGGCAAGCGTGTCGCCGGCCTTGGACAGGCCATAGATCGCCGCTGCGAGCACCGCAATCCCCTGCCACTCAACGCTCCCAGAGTAGAAGCCGTGTCCCAGACCGGACGCAATCACGATTCCGGAGAACACCCGTCCGAACGACCACGAACCCATTCCATCGCTGAACACGGTAGAGAATCCCATTATGCGACTCCTTCCGCACGCGCTTGCTGGCGCGCCTGTGCGAGAGACAATCCGCCCGTGAATTGAACGTGAACGTACTCTCGAAAGCTCTTCCACCGCCCGGCCCATTCCAGCCCAGCTCGCTCGGCCTCCTCGGCGAATACCTGCCACGCCGGGTCGGCCGCATCGTAACGCCACAGCGGCTTGCCGGCCCCTAGCGGTACCGCGTCTACGGCTCTCCCGTATTGATGCCAGCTATGCCACGGCTGGGCGTTGGTGACGACCGCACCGGGCAGCGTGCGTCCCTGAGCCCAAAGTGCTGCCTGCTCCTGCCAGGTCCGCAGCGTGCAGTAGACGAGCACGTCCACTCCTCGAGCTGCGCAGGCGTCCACCCAGAACCGCACCTTGTCGGCAACCTCCGGCACGAGGTCCTCGAGCCGCCGGCTCATAGGCGGGCCGGCTGCACCGGGTAGGCCGGGCCGGTGCAGCCCTGGTAGGTGCTACTGCGAGCACGAAGAGGTTTGTAATCTGGCCTTGGTAGGAAACTCATCAGTCCTCCGTCTGCCTGGGCACCCGATCATCTACTGGCTGGCGTCGGCTTCCACGTCATCTTGTAGCTGTGGCCCTTCTTGCGTGGCGGCCGTGCGGCACAGAGCAGACAGATCGTGCCGACGGCGCATTCGTCGCCGCAGAGACGGCAATGGTTGCCCCGCTCGGAATCGCACCGAGTGATATCCAGCTTATGAGGCTGGTAAGCCGCTTTTGCTCCATCGGGGCGATGGCTCATCATCCACATCTCCGGCTCAGCATAGGATAGCAACACTTCTCCAGGATCCGCGTCTTGCGCGTCTCTGCAAGTAGCGTCGGCGCGATGCGCAGCGCGGCCTTGTGTTTCGATTCCTGGTGGTGAAGGGTGAGGTTACGCTGCATCTCCTCTAACGAACCCTTGTCGTGCCACCCACACTCCGGGCAGAACACTTTCCATGTGTTCACGGGCTACTTCCTCCCGATGACTTCCAGTCCCTCGACCGGGTGACACTCCCACCACTTATGCCGCCCGTCCTTGCGTGCGATACGAGGAGTCGCCATTTCATTTCGTAGCCATGATCGTTAGAATGATCGGTCCGAACCGCAGCCTTGTCGCGCGTCCTTCTGGGTAGTCGTCGATCCGTCGCCAACACCTCCACGGGCCACGAATGAACCGCAACCGAGCGCGGTATCTACCTACCGCAGGGATAAACAGAGTCATTTCTTCAACTCCGAAATGTCCTCTTTGATCGCGTCGAGGCGTGGCCCTATCTCCATCATCTTGCGGTCGATCGTGTCCACCTTGGCACCGAGCGCAACCCACGGATCGTACACACCGATCTTCGCGAGCAGCGCGACAAGCGACAGCAGGATGCCGAGCGCGATCTTCACGGCCCACGGCGGCGCCTTCGCCAGATCCTCGGCTATCGACACGTCCATACTCCCGGCGCGCGCGTCGGCCCGCAGTGGTAGCCCGCAGCCTCCGCAGCGCCCATGAGAATCTTCTGCGTCACGTCGTCCGCCCGGGGCAACGCCGCCTCGATCCCGACGATGAGCGTGCCGACGTCGCGGCAACAGTCCGAGGTGGACTTCTGCGTCTGCTCCATCGCCACAGCCAGCCCGAAGAACGCGGCGCCGCCCAGCAGCCATAGAACGATCTGTCTACCGGCGCGCATCAGCGGAAGCTCCACGACACGCCCACCGCGACGCGCACGTCATCCCGCTCGACGGTGGACGTTCTAGGAGGAGACGCCATGAGGTCGTCGTGGGAGCGGAGGATCGTCGCGGTCTCGTTCCATTCGACCCTGGAAAGCTGGACCACGATGCCCAGGGGGAATTCAAGGTCTGGGGTATAGATCAGGCCCAGAACCGGCGTGTCGCCCTCGAAGTCCCAGGCCGCGAAGCCGTCGAGGCCCCATTGGATCGCCGGGGGCTGCGCCAGGTTGGGCGCGAGGGGAGGAGCCACAACCGGAGCAGCCCCCAGCATGGTTGCGAGTATCAGCGCGTTCAGCATCTCAGTCTCCTTTCTCAAGTTTCATGTTCCTGAAGAGCCTCTCTGCATGCGTCGCACAAATCGCCAGCCGTTTCGTAACCCACTCTTTGTCGGTAGCCTCGTCCCAGATCACCTCGAGCACCGCGAGCCGTCCACACTCGACGTGGTCGCAGGCCGTCTTGTGCTGCGGCAACGGGATCCGGTGATGGAGGTTGCGAACGATCAATGCTGCCTCACTTGCTTCGAGTGCGGTCGATGTAGTCATCGAGCCGTTGCCGCGTCGCCCCGAGTTCCCGGTTCACGTCGGCGATGCGCTCGGACAGCCTCCCGTGTGTCTCCGCAGCGCCCTTCTCCTTTTCCCCGATGAGCTGCCAGAACGCCGCGAGCTTCTTGTCCACCTCGACGCCGATCTTCTCGGCGATAGCGGCGCGCTCGCTCTGTTGCGCGATTGCCCATGTCGCCGTTGCTCCGATCGCGCTGCCGAGGGCGAGCGTCGTGGATAGAAATAGAGACAAGGAGACGACACGCACTTCCTTGCCGTTCCCGTTGCTTGCGCGCATCACGGAGCCGCCGTGACGCATGCGGGCGTGTTTCGGGGGTCGCACCACAGCCAGACATCCCGGGCGTACTGGTACGTCGGACTCCATGACGAGCAGCCCGATGCGTTGCACGCCCGCACCGCGTACTGGTACACGACCCGGTAGCGCGGGAAGATGCAGCCGACCGACGCCGGGCCGTGCGCGCAGTCCCACGCCGGGAGCCACCACGGCCGCTCTTCCCACGAGATGCAGGTGTCGTTCTCGTCCACGCCTACGCACTCTCGGGCCGGCCGGCGGCCGACCTGGTGAACGGTCCCAGCCGGACTTGTCCGCTGCACCTCGTACCATTGAGCCCGGGGCTCCGGGTCCCAGATGATCGCCTGGGAGCACCGGCAGGGATCGGTAGGCGTCGCACACGAGAGGGAGATCGGGTCCGCGTCGAAGAACGGCGGCAGCGGGCAGTCGGCGTAGAGCGGCCCTCCCAGCAGGCACGCAGCAGTCAGAAGGGCCAGGAGCACGGGCCTAGCGATCCGTGTCGAAGTCGTTGCATTACCTGCAACCGGCAGGCGCGGCGCGTGCGGGAATCTCATGACGGTAGCCTATCCCAGACCTCGGCCCGAAGTCCACGGTCGGTCTCAGCGCAGAGGAACGAGGAGAATCCTGCTGGTGCCAGCCCAGGATCATACAGCAACGCCAGAATCCTCTGATTCGCCCTCGTAAGCGCAGCGCGCATGCGGATCACCTGGGCAGCCGCCGGGCTCGGGCATAGATGCACCACCACCGCGTCCACCACGCTAGCCACCGCTGCTACACGCGCGAATCCATCCGCCTGCTCCAGCCTGTATCGCGCAGTCACGCGCGACCACGGCCGCGAGAGGTAGTGGTCGATCACGTCCTGAGAGCGTTCGATGGTCAGCAATCCGAGACAATGCTCCGAGCGAATTAGGGCGTGGCGCAACCAGCCGTTACCAAGGCCGATCTCCAGGACGCGGCCGCCGACGTATTTCGCGGCCTCCTCCACGAACTCGCGCTCGCTCGGGTCCGTAATGAAGTCCTGAACCGTACGGTCATAGATCGCCCCATTCTCGTAGACCTCAATCGCGCCCCTGGTGTCGATGATCTCCACTACGCGGCGCCCACCTTCCAAACCTTCCAGAACTCACCCACGACGTCCGAGGCTAGAGTCCCGTAACCAGTGATCCGAAGCGTCGAGGCTGAGGAGAGCGTCTCGCCTGGGGTCGTGTACTCCGCGCTGGCCCGGAGCGCGGCATTGTTCGTCGCGAGGTTGCAGATAGCTTTCTGAGTTGTCGCTCCTGCACGGATGACCCGAGCCTCGAATTCCCATTGCGTCGTGCCGAGCGAGAGAGCACCGGTATCGAAAATCTTAGTCGCTCCAAAGTACGCGCGGAGCTGCTTGTCCACGCTGAGCGACGAGGAGAACGTGCCGGCGGCGTACGCCTCCACGGTTTCAAGATCCACCGCGAGCGTGGCGCCAGGAACAGAGAACGAGAACAGGTCCGTCTCGGTCAACACGCCATTCCCGGTCTGCGTCGCGCTTGCTGCGAGGTTGCGTGTCGGCGTTGGGCGCTCGGGACGGAACCACGCGGGTTGCTTCTCGCCGTCCGCGCCGGAGATCAGCAGAGAGCCAGCGGCGTAGCTCGGGCTGGTGGCCGCGACGACTCGGCCTTGCACCGAGGTCGACGGACGGATGACGCCCTTGGTTACGGTCCCGTCGAGTACGACGTAGGTCAGGCCGAGCAGACGCACGACGGCCGCGTCGCCAGCGGCCGGGCTATTTTGCAGGACCCCGAGCACGTAGCTGTTGACCGCCGTGGCCGCGAGCATAGCCTCCAGGTCGCTGTTGATCTCGACCAAGTGGTACTGCTTCGCCGAGAGATCCTCGCCGGCGATCACAGTCATTTCGGGCCACTCGTGGATCCCCTTGCCGCCGATCAGTTCATCGCCGTTGATTTCCATGCACCCCTCTAGCTGACCGGACTGGTCCGGTATGTTCCTGCTACCCATGTCCCACGCGGATGCGCTAAAGCATCCCCGGGCGTGAAGTCGCCGAAGTATCCAGCTGCCTGCTCCTCCGAGGACGGAGCCCATGCGTTGATGAGGTCGCCTCGCCAGATGCCCACCTTGTCCACGTCCACGCTCTGAGTGCTCTGCGTTCTGACGTAGATCCACAGCTTGCCTTGTATCGGCGTTGTCACCGGGAAGAGAACCGCGAAGTCTTGCCACGCCGCCGTGATATCCGTCGCCGCGACCGAGAGAATTACGGTAGTAGTCTGCGTCTGTTCGTCGAAGAGCACAACCTGTACCGGGTGCGTAGCCGCAGACGCGCCGCTGCTCCTCCTTATGCGCACTCTGCACGTGTTGACCGTGTTCGCCGTGAAGTAGACGCCGAAGTCTACAGGAGCCCTCCCAGGGAAGCGGCGGAAGACTTGCGCGTAAAGGGTGCCGTTGCCTCGTAACGTCGCGAAGTTGCTTGCCACGCCGGCAAGAGTCGTGATGCTCGTATCTTCCTCGAAGTAGAAATCCGCAATTTCGCCAGACACGGACGCGCTCGCAACGTCGATCCTTACCTCACACTGCACGAGCAAGCTCGCCATGGCCTGGGAGTTTAGCGTCGGGCCGGTGTAGTAGCTGAGCGTCGAGCTGGTGATCGTCGTCATCAAGGTCCAGTTCGTCCCACCATTCGTCGAGTAGTACACGTTCATGTACTGCGCCTGGGTGGTGGACTTCCTGGCCCTGATGCGGATGCGCCCGGTCCGTGTCGCGGCGGCGAATCCGAAGCGGATCACCGCTAGTTCGAACCCTGGCGGCCCGTTGGCCGTTCCGGTAGCAATCGTGTTGATGTCCGCGTCGTAGGCGTTGGTTGGGCTGGTGAACGCGACCCGCGTGTCCCATGGCGTGCTGATTGGATCTTGCAGGCTGTTGGCGTTGGGGTCCACCTGCGCGACTGTCGTCAAAAGGTTGTCCTGCCACCCGAAGCCAGTCCCGTCCCCGGTGGTTCCAAGATCGTTGACGAAATCACCCTCGTAGACCATGTTGAATGGGTTGTTTGCCTGCGGCTGGCTCGGATCCGTCTCGTCTCGGTCAACGCGAAAGACTGTCACAGGGCCGAGCTGGTTCGACACGAGGTACGGTACTGCTCCACCTCGGGGAGCGATCCAGACGACCTTGAGATAGATCGCCGTGCCGACAAGGCTGTCTGGTACGGACCACGTGACATTACGTGCGCTGCCGCGGTAGCTGGCCTGGTAGGTCGAGCCTGCTCCGCGCACGCCAATCTCCGGGGTGAATCCGGAAGTCGCCGACACGTGCAGTTCGAAGGACCCGCCGTACCGCGCGCCACGTCCCGGGCTGGTCATGTTCGGCGTGGTCGTCGTTCCGGTGCGTGTGATCGATAGCGTGATCCCGCGATTGCTCTGCCGTACCACAGAGATGGATATGCTGCCTGGAGTGATCGGCTGGCCCGGCTCGGCGCGCCGGTTCCGCTCTCCGGTCCACATATTCACCGCTGGCGAGTAGGAATCGAAAGCCATGTTCACGCGTTCGGGCGAGCACCGCAGTTCCGTAGTCAGATCCGGAGCGATGATCTTCGAGGTCAACCGCCCGCGACGCGACGTGTTCGTGATCGCCAAGCCAGTCGCCGTCTTTGTAGATGCGAGCACGTCGCCGACTTTCTCCAGCAGTCCCGCAAGACCAGTGCGAAACGAAAAGCCCTCGCCATACTGCGCTTCGGAACCGGCAACCGACGGCGTCACCTTCGAGAGCTTCGACATCGCCGCACGCGCAGCCTGGTCGGCCGTGTCACAGCCCATCATGTCGATCCGCACCGGCCGTGGGTTGTCTGCGCCGCCATTCTGGTGATCCACGATCTTGTGTAGCGCAGGCTCGCCGTAGAACGAGGACCCGCGAGAGTAGACGATCTCGGCGACGTTCGGATTCGTACGCCAGCCCTGCTTCATGTCGGTCTTGAACGACTCCGGCAGATAGTTCCGCATCGTCGTTGACCCGGTGGCAAAGGACGCCGACGCGGTAGTGCTAACGTCCGTCTCGATCTGCAACGCCAACTTGTGGCCGTCCCAAGCAAGTCGCCCGCGGAAGACAGAGAGTATCGCGCCGACCGCTTCGGAGAGTTTGCGCGGATCGTCAAGTGTCATGTTGAGTGCGTACGTCTTCGGTCGGCCCTGAACGGTCGCGCCGTTCGATGCGGTGATCGCGGTCTTGACGTAGATCTTCTGCTCGACCGGATCGACCAGGTCCACGACCGGGTCAGGCGAGACGGACGTTACGGTAATCGTCATCTCGGGCGCGAACCCCACGACACTCTTCACCGGGATCTCGGTAGATGCCGTCACCGCAGCCGTCGCGGTCGTGACCGCCTCTACGGAACTGATAACAACGTCGCAGGCATCCGCCGCGACCTTCCAACTCGCCCAGTCGATGATGTCTGTCGGCAGGCCGCCGCCGTAGCGAGTGTCGAGCAGGAGGTCTGCGAGGCACCATACCGGGTTCTGACTCCATGCCTTCGCGCCGTTGACCGTCCCGTCCGCGTTGTACGCCTGTACCTTCTTCCCGCGTACGTCCGCGAAGACCTCCGGAAGCTCGCCGAGGTCCTCCGCCGCATTCGATGACGCCGAGATGTTCGAGAGAATTTGCAAGATCAGGTACGCGGTCTCCGAGTAAGCGATCCCGAAGGCCGATCGGAAGTCCCGGTTTTGCGCTAGTTGCTGCGTCGCCTTGCTCCCAGTCCACGACGATTGTCCTGTCTCCGCGTCAAGACCTATCGCCCCAGGCCTCCAGAACCACCATTGCCCGCCACCGGCGGCATCGCCCGAATGCACGACGAACGAATCCTGGGTCCGAAGGTACCGCACGGCGTCGATCTCGCCCTCGCCGATTGCGTAGATCGCGACGATGTACTCCTTGTCGCCGCCGGTCGGGTCGGCGACGACTACGCGCTTCTCGATGAACGGGCACTTGACTGTCTTCCTCCCGTAGATCACCGGCAGCGAGACGTTATCGAGCGAGTCGGACTCAGCAGACCACGGGTGATGCACCACCTCGAATACGGCCCATGGCGTACCAGGACGGCCAACTCGAAACGTTTCGCCTCCGCCGTAGCGTGGATTGAGCGCCGTTGGACTACCGAGAAGTCGCTTCGCGGTGAGCCGGTCGCCTTGCGAGATGATCCCGGCGATGCCCGGGAAGCCGCCGTATCGGTGCGTCTGCTTTCGAGCAATGCAGTCGGCCTCGGTGTGGCGGCAATCCGCGAACCGGACTGTATCGTTGTCCGCTACGGTGATCGCGGCGGTGACGTTGATGTGTGTGCTGTCCGGGATCGAGGAGATCGTACGGGCGTTTGCAGCCGATGCCCCGAAGAGCACCACACGGCCAGTGTCTCGTGCGTTGTCAAATGCCGTGTTCGAGTCCACCACGACACTCGTCACGCTGGACTGTGCCCCGTTCACCAGAACAAGCGACCCGGCGCCACACGATGCCCCGCCGTACTTCCAAGGACACTCCGCGCTCGTCACGCGCTGCGGAACCTTCGCGTCGAGCTTGTGGAGGTAGCCGCCGATCTTGAGATCCAGAGTGCTCTCCGTCCCGCCCGTGACTTCCTCGACAAACCCGCGAGCAAGAACAAGGAGGCCCTGGAGCGTGGTCTTGGAGTAACGCGAAATGGTCTCTGGGCGGTCGGAGCACGGATACAGCTCGCCGCTCTTGTCGAAGATGCGTACCGAATCGATGTATCCAGTCGCCGGAAGAATCGCTCCAGCGCCGCCTGGGCTGATCCGCAGCGTCGCCGTTGTCCACGAGAATGGCTTGAAAAAGGGCATCGCGATCCAGGACCAGGTAGGCTCCGCGGTACTCGACTGCTGGAGTGTAATCCAAGTATTTGTCGTCGTGCTCGACACACGGTCGTTCGCTAGATAGTTGCTGCCTGATTGCAGCTGTACCCTTGGGGCGATGCCGATCCCCATGCAGCGAAACAGGAGCAAGTGCCACCGCCCAAAACCGCTCCCTGGGCTGAAGGTTACCGTAGTCGAGATGTAGTCCTCTTCGGCCGTTCGCGCCGCAGCCTGAACGTACTTCACGCCGCTGACGTCTGCCGTGTCCTCGTTGCGGTTGTCGTATCCTGGCAATGTCGTGGCTTGCGAGAAGTCGCCGACTGCCTCGGTAAACGTCCACCCGGTAGGTAGCCCAGCGGCCCAGGTCTTGAAGTCTCCAGTACCCGCCAGAATGTCAGTGCCGCCAGCGGAGCCAACCGACAGAACCCACCCGACCAAGTTGTCGGATGATCCAGTCGCGCTATCGGCATAAATGGTCGAGGAAACGTCTCTGTTGGCCCACGTCCCCGCGCTTAGCAGCCTGTCAGGATGATTCAGTTGCACGCGATACCACGGAGCCGCTGCGGTATTGGGAGTGATCGTCACGACTTGCTTGGTCCACGCGGCGTTGTCGAATGCGTAGGGATTCGAGAACAGGTTGCCGGCGAGACCTCCCGGGAGCGGCGGCTGCAATGTCGTACCAGAGAACTCCTCCAGGCGAGCGCCCCAGATCTCCATCTCGTCGTTCTCGGACGCAGCGCTCTGGGCGTTACGGATCAACGCCATAACTTCGTTGGCAGTCGATGACGCAGTAAATGCGAACGAGAACCAGTAGCGTTGCCACCACGGCGTCAACACGTACGACGTGCTGATAGCATCCTGGACAATCGCGCCCGAGTTGCGACTCCGCAGCCCAAAGTAGAAGTCCGCCATCGGCGCGGCCCCGTTCTTCGCTCGCGCCCATACGGAGATCGTGTATGTCTTGTTGTTGGGCGTCAGACCCGTGGCTACTTGGTAGACTACCGGTTCTGTCGTGTACGGACTCGGGGACGTATTGATGTACGTATCGCCCTGATCGGTCACGGCGTCGCTCGCCTGCCTGACCTCTAGGTCGCCATCGGCAAGCGCGACGCCAACTTCCGTGATGCTCGGCAAGAGCAGTCCAGGGCCGGGAGGCGTGGCGGTAACAGGAACCGCATCGCCAGCGGCCGCGTTGAGCAACAGCTGCGACGCCGTATTCGTCCACGCCACGCCGCCAGGGAACATCGAATTCAGGAGCTTGTTGACCGCACCTCGTACCGTCTCCTGCGTCGGCTCGAACGCAGAGGCAGCCGCAGCCTGTTCCAGTTGCGCATCCCCGACGTGGTACGGCATGGACGTAGTGGCGATGCTGGGCGACGGCTCGTAGTAACAGCGAATCGTATTTGCAGCAGGAGCCCCGGACCATGTGCCAGTCACCGAGTACCGCACCCATCCTGTAGTGGGGGCGAAGGTCAACTGTTTGAGTTCGGATTCCGTCGTGCCGTTCCACACGCACATCGTTATCCGCGAACTGTTGATCGCTGACGTCGTTGGATCGTGCTTTACCCAGATTGAGAACGTCCACGTCTGATTGGCGATTGACGAACCAACCGCGAAGTCCTGGAGCGACTTCGCCGTCATCACCGAGTTCTGGCCCATCTTATTGACGCGCCATCCCTCGTTTGTCGTGGTTGCCAATTCCGGAGACACGAGGCACCACAGGGCCTCGCTGCCAGGCCACGAGACGCGATTGTCCGTGACGTCGAGCACCTTCGCAGTCAACGCGACATCGCCGTTGTCAGAATGCGTGATCGGCCCGCGGCTGAGGACACGCTGCGACAGCGCCTTGCGCCACGACACGATGCCTTTCGCGAACTGCCCGACAACGCCCGTACGCGGAGCCAAAGCGGAATACCCGAGGCCCGTGATAAGCTCATCGAGCGAGCCGACACGGAAGCCCCGTGCTATCAGAATCTCTGAGAGCCTGCCGCCAAGCGCAGTCTTGAATGCTGCGGAGAACGCGGACGGAATCTTGGAGAGTGCCACGGGTCAGTACACCTGGTAAATGCGCACCGTAGCCTCGCGTACGGTCGGAGTCAGCATCCGAGACTTGAACCCATCGGCCGCAAGACGCACCAGGATGTCATTCTCCGCCGTCTCTGGATTGTTCCAGTAGAACGTTGCGTAGTCGCCCTTGCGCGCAAGCAGAAACGCACGCAAGCTGACCAGATCGGAGGCGGTGATCGGGGAGTACGTGAGGGTCCACTTACGAAAACTGCGGTCGCTGAAGTAAAAGCTCTGCGTTGATCCGTCCTCGAATATGATCGAGCGCGATCCCCAGTCCTCCTCCATCTCGATCGGTAGCGTCGGTTGCGGCGTGACTTCGGTGGTGAGGTTCGGTGTAGCCACTTCATCCCCTCCCGTCGAACACCTCGAATACCGCCTCGGCGACCGCCGTGCGCGCCTTCGGGTCTCGGAGCCATTGCTGAACGCTCGCGGCGTCCACGGCGTTGATGTTGACCGTAACGGGACGGGTATCTCTCTGAGGTGGCAGCGATGGCGACGTGGATCGGCCAGGCAACCTATCCCTCGGAGATTCCGAGGCCGGCGGCACGACCGGGACCGGGAAGAGCGGGCCGATGGGGAAGACCGTTTTCCTACGCTCTTCCATGACCTCCGAGGCCCACCGATCAAGCTGGTCGATCATCGAGATCAGTCGGGAGTCCGCAGTCGGAGACAGACTAACCAAGACCGGCGCGGAGACCTCGGCTCGGAAGCCCTCGAACGGCCCGCCAACGGTACGCAGTTCCTTCTCCGGGCGAGAGAAGGGAGCTGGACGCTCCGCAACGCCTCCGCCCGCTCCGGCGCCTCCGGGCGCTCCGCCCCCGGCACCCGCCCCAGCCGTCCGCGACCCACCACCTGCGCCCAGAACGCGAGCCGCGGCTGCCGCGGCGGCCCCGGCGACCGCATGAGCGGCCGCGGCCTTGAAGTAGCCTGCCGGAGGACCAAGCGCAGCCGCACCCCAAGGCGTGGAAGCGGCGGCGCCCAGGGCGAGTTGCACCACAGCCCTGGCAAACTGTTCCGTGGCCAGTCCGGCCATCGATTCTCCGAGCGCCTTCCGAAGGTCCTTTGCGCTCCCCTTGCCGGTGGCCACGAGCCTCATAAGCGCGGCACCAAACTGCGGAGCCGCGGCGGCCACCGCCCCGAAGCCGGCCGTGGCTGCCACTTGTCGGGTCGTGAGCTTATCGAGTTCCTCGCCAGTCGCCTGCGACTGCTGGCGGTACAGATCCACCTCTACGATCGCGGCCTGGATGGGGCCGATGTCGGCAAGAGTCGTTCGCAGCAAGTCTGCCGCAGCCGCGGACCGCACCAAGGCCTCTGCCGTGGCGAGCAGACCTGCAGGCACGGCGGACCCAGCCACGGCAAGGTTGACCAGTTCTACGGAGAGCGCGGCAACGGTGTCCCTGAATTGCGCCGTGGCGGCAATTGGGCCGCCCGCCATCGTCGCCAACTTCTCAAGGCTCGCAGCAACATCGTCTGCGCGATCTTGCAATGTCGTCAGCGCATCGACTTCTGGCAGGATCGTCGGCGTCCTAGGAGCCGGGACTACGCCTCCGACAGCAGACGGCGCCCCTGCTGTACCCACGCTGACCTGGATCCGCGCCTTGGTAATCGCTTCGAGCCGATTCGCGATGCCCGGTAGCTTCTGGTCCAGATCATCCAGCTTCTTGCCGGCCGCCTGGACGCCGAGCGCGTACTCCTCCCAGGAGATGATCCCGGTCAGTAACAACGCCTGCAGGGAGCCCACGGACGTCTCGACGTGTTCCGCTTCGCGAGTCAGCGTCGGCAGATCCTTCGCTCCGAGCTTCTCGAACAGCGTCGAGACGGTAGCCGCCTGCTCCGCCGCGCCCACCAAAGACGTCGTGATCTTGTCCACGGCCGGAGGCAGAAGGCCAGCCGCGCGCTTGGCGTCCTCAAGCTTCTTCGTCCATTCCGCGATCTGTGCGCTGAGAATCGGCCGCAACTCCGCGCTACTTGTTTCCTGCAACTCACCACGGAGTGCCTTTACGAATTCCTCCATCTGCTTGATCTTGGCCAGTACGTCGCTAGGCAGAGGCACCGCGAGGTTCTTGCGAAGCTCGTTCGCTGCAGACGCCCAGTCCCAGCTCGCGGACGCCCCGTGGGACACGTTTGTCGCGGCCGCCTCCGCGTTCTGCGCGATGGTCAGGTAGACCCCGGCCGCGACGTTGCCGGTTGCCACGATGTTCCGCATGAGTTCGCCAGGGTGCTCGAGCGCTTGCGCGAACTGCGACGCGACCACCGGGAGCTGATTGAAGCCCTGCGCGATGGTCTCCGCAGCGTTCTTCGCTTCCACCCCGATCCGAGTGAAGATCTGCGCGAGCGTTAGCGCCTCGGTCGCAGCCTGCAAGTCGCGCGTCTGCTTCGGCAACTCCACAAGCGCTGCCGCGTACGCCGCCGCGCGCTTCTCGACCTCCGTAAGCTGGTCTGCGCCCTTCCCGAGCTGGACCGCCAAGGCGGCCTCGGCCTTCTCGAAGTCGAGCGTCAGGCCGATTGCGCGCAACGTGCGGTTGTTGTGCCTCGTCAGGCCTTCCACGAGTTGATCTACCGCCGTCTTCTCGTCAACCCCCATGGCCTTGCCGGCCCTTACGGCGGCCTCCGCCAGCGCGCCGAACGAATCCGCCGTAACTGGAAGCTCGAGAAGAATCGCTTGGTTCGCGAGACGCATCAGGTCGGTGTTATCGACCATGCCCTTAGTCGCCAACTCCAAGCTCTGGACGATTGAGTCCGCGTTCTGGCCTATCCGTGCGCTAAGAGTCCCGAAGGCCACTTCCACCCGCGAGGCCTGCTCGCCGAACTGTGCGAACTCGACAATCTTCTTGCCAGCGAGAACCGCGGCGGCGCCGACCAATCCGAACCCGGCCGCCGCGAGAACGCTCCCACTCCCTAGCCCACCTAGCGCGCGCTCGAGCAGCCCCCCACTCTGCTGCGCGTCCTTGAACCTGTCGGCCAGCCCACGCAGGCCAGTCTCGTACTTCCCGGCAGCAGCGTGGGCGCCCTCAGTCGCACCCCTGACCCCACGGAACGTCTGTTCGGCCTGCGTCCGGAACTGCTTCAGACGTGCCTCGCCCGTCCGGTTGTCAACCTCGATCTGAAACACCATCCCCTGAACTGGTTCGGCCATCAGTCCATCTCCGGAGGCTCGAAGGCCGAGGGACTCAAGATCCGATGCACGCCTCGCTCACGTGCCTGCTCGCTCACATACGCGTGGAGGTGGCGCGCGGCCTCAATGCGAGACATGGGAGTCTCGGTGGCTGCAGCGACCGCAAGCCACGCCTCGAGCCTGGGAGCGAGCACCGGCTTGTCGGTGCCAGGAGTGAGGTTCACGAGCTGATCCTGGACCCGGAGGTAGAATTCCACCACCCGCCAATCGTCATCGGTGAGCCCTCTATCGGCGAGGCATCGCAGACATCCGCACCGCCCCTCGTGGGTCTCGGGTACCATCCCCGGCCTGGCTCTCAAAAACGGCGCCGCGTACCGGGCTAAGCGGAGCCGCTGTCTCCGTTTCCCTCGAGACGCCAGGCGGCCGCGCTCGCAAGCTTCGAGTTGATGTAGAGCCAGAGGTCTTGGTCCTTGAGTAGTTCGCGGCGAAGCTGCGGCGTGTTCTGGATCGTCTCGCCCTTTGCGTCGAATGCGCCGCGGATGTTCCGAAACCAGTGCTCGGCGATGTGGTCGGTCTGCCGATCTACGTCGTTCGGATGCTTTCTCTGAAGCGCCGCGAGCTCCTCCCGAGTCAGAAGCTTCAGTTCGACCTCGCACTCCTGATCCCCCTGGCGAAACTTGAACCACTTCCACATCGCAGACTCTTCGGCGTTGACGTGCTGGAATCTCACACAGCCTCCTCGCCTGGCGGTGCCGCGACCTTCATGTCAGGCCGTTCATCCCGCCTGGCCTTCCGCTTCGCGTCCTTCATGAGATCCAGGAGTCGCGGATACTTCTGGACGCACCATTTGCATAGGTAGAGGTCTTTGCCGTCCTTCACGAAACACGGCACCGCTGGGTGGCCCTTGGCGAGCATGGCCCCGCAGTCCGGGCATGCGACGAGGTCGCGGCTGAAGAGCTTCTCGGACAACCCGGTGTTGACCGCCAGCCGGATCTCGGAGTGCGACGATTCCAATTCCCGGAGACGCTTGAACAGATAGAGCCGAGCAAACTTGGAGAGCATACCCAGTGCTCCTAGGTGAACGTGATCGAGAACTCGCTACCCTCTGCCCCGGTCGTGACGATTGCCGCCTCCATGTCGAGAATCAGAGACCCTTCGCGGTTGCCGACTCCGGGCGCGTGGTACTGCGTATTCGTCGCCGTCCAGGCCATGAGGTTGCCCGCACCACTGCCTACCGCGTCGATGTTGATCGTGCTCTGACTGGCCGCGCGCCAGATGCTCCAGAAGTTGTGCGTCGCGTCGATCACGTCCTCGGGGTTGAACTTGATCATCGGCCGCCGGTTGATGATCGTGTAGCCGCGCAGGCCGCTCGCGTCGTTCGCGTTGACGACTCGGCCGAGTTCGTTCCCCATGTCGAGCGACATGGATTCGAGGATCGCGTTGTAGCCGCTGTGCACCTGAATGACGTTCGCCCCCATGAACGGGATCGGTGTTGGCGTCGGTAGCGTGATGGTCGGAGCGGCGTCTGTGATCTTCGCTTCGTACGCCCCCTTGAAGTTGAACTCCCAGACCCACGGCTCGCCAATCTTCCCGGACAGGACGACATTGCCTACGGCACCCTTGATGCTGTACTTCACGCCATCAACCCAGACCGAGACGGAGTAGCTCTCGTCTGGGTTGCCGGCAGTGGTGGACGACGCAGCTGGGCCGTCGAAGGTGGACGCCGGGGTGTAGTTCACGTTCGTTGCCGCCACGATATTCTGCTTGAGGCCGGCGCCTTGGAGCGCCTTCCAGTAATACGGCGCGGTAGGTGTCGCGGGCGCGACACCGCTACCCATGGCTGGAATCTTGAACGAGATCTCCCCCTCCGCGATGCCGGCGAGCTCCGGGAGCCGCCCGTAATGCGCCTTCGTCTCCTGCCGGATGTAGTTGTCCCCCGAAAAGCTCATCGCGATATCGAATGCCGCGAAGGAATCGACTGCCACCGGCTCGCCGTAGGTGTACGGCGTTGCCTCGTCGTCCACGCCCACGATCGCCTTGCTGAACCTCAATCCCATCTCACACCTCCAGGACGGACGCAGGCGGCACGCCGCCGCTGGCCGTGGTTTCGCCGGTTGAAGACTCGCTCGCCCGGACGAGCACCGGGCACTCGACCCTGATCCCCACCCGTGTCGTGTCCGCGAGCGGTACGGCCCGGATCCCGGGCGCGCCCAACACCGTCGTCAATTCGTTGTACCCGAGCTGCGGGCGGTCGCTGATGACTCTAAGGATTGCGTCCTGGTAGCGCCGGCCGCGGTTGTAGAGGTCGCCAGCGCCCGCCTCCTCGCGGTTCGCGAAGTTGAGCGCCACCATGCACGGACACTCGATCTCCCAGCCAGCCCGCGTGCCGACGGCCGCCGCCGCGTGCCTCGCCAGGTGGTAAGGCGCGTTCTGGAACCGCAGGCCAGTTTCGTAAACCTCGACCTCGCAGTGATCGGGCGACATCGCCGGCCGCGGGAATGCGTACCAGTTCTCTACTGCCGGCAGAGGCTTCGAATCTCCGCGCTCGGTCGTGACGTGGGTCAGCTCGGCGTTGAGGTTGTCGTACAGCGTCTTCATCAATGCCCGCACAGGGAATTCGGAGCCGATCCTAGCCACGGCTTCCTCCCCGACTGCGCTGTCGTCCACGTACCACGTCGCCGAACCGTTGAGGTTGGTGTTGACGATTGCCTCGAACTCTGCTTCCGCAGTGGTCCCGGAAGCGACGAACGAGAAGTCCTCGAACGTCCAGTCCGGGATGTCGCCTCCGACGACCGACAGCTTGATGCTCCCGTCGATCTTCGCGCGGAACGTCATGCGACTCGATCCACCACCGCGTAGCCAAAACCGAAACGGGTACGTGAACCCGGCAACGGTCGGCACCGTCTGAACGAACCTGCTGAACAGACTGATCGGCCCGAATGCCGAGTACTGGCTGAAGAGCTTCGCGGACTGCACCCCCGTCCGTGCCTGCGCAGTGCTGTACGCCGCCTCGCCGGTCAGGGTCCAACCGGTCGCAAGCTCGAAGCCCGGATTGATGAGAAGGTTCGGCACTCATCTACTCCCCCGCCACGCCTGAATCGCTCGTATGCGTCGCGCAATGTGCGGAGCCATCCCACGCGCGATCCCCTCGCGGATATCGGCCACGTTCGCAGCGGTCAAGTTGATCGGAGGCCGCACGGGGAGCCGCGGCCCACCTTGCGCGTGGAACACGGCATAGGGTGGGCCGGACGCACCAAGCACGATGCGCCACCCACGAGGGCCGCGGTCGCCGTATGCGAGGTGCTCCCCTGCGAGATTGCCAAACGCCTTCCGCATGCGTCCGGTCATGTGCAGAATCTTCAGCGACGCGGGGTGGCCTCGCCTCCGCGCAGCCCGCTTCCGCGCTATCGTCGCCGGCGCGAGCGGATGCCACGGCGCTCCTCCCGACTGGCCCTCTGTAGCGAAGATCGTCCGCTCTGCCGACCGGAATGGCACGTCGGCGAGTCGTGCCGCGTCGGCGATGACAGCCGCGTCAAGCCGGAAGAGGCTCTCGAGCTCTACCGTCCTCGGATTGATCGAAGCCCTTATTCGGATCACCTGGTACCTACCACCGCGTGTTGACGCCGAAGCCCTTAGATCTCGGCGGCTCGGCCTCGAAGCCCGACTCGTTGAATTGGGCCGCCGCGATCCCACCCGTGGTCGTTGAGGTCCTTGCACTCGATGTCGCCGACCCCAACGCGCCCGAGACGACAAAGCCCTCCAGGGCGTCGAGTTGCTTGTAGCCTTCGTCCCACAGCGCCTGCACCCCGGGCGGATCCGTGTCCGCGGACTTGATGTCGTGCATGAAGAGCACGTCGCCAGCGGCCAGGTGCGCGTTGGCCGAATCCGCCAGGTTCTTGAGCGTCTTGCCTGCCGCAGTAGCCTCCGAGATCGGCGAACCACCGGACGGAGGCGTTGCCGCGAACCCAAGGGAGTTGATGCGCGCCGAGACCTCCGCGCCGCGAAGCGCCATCCTGTCGAGCGCATGCTGCGACGTCGGAACCGTAGTGCCGCTCAGCACGCCACGAGCTACCAGCGCCTCGACCCTGTCTATCGTCGTGTAGGAGTCCGCCTCGACAAACGCCGGCACGGCCTACTCCTGGCCCTTCGTTTTCCGAGCCTTGGGCGCCGGCTCGGGATCATCCTCGGCCGCCTCGGCCGCCTCGACCGCCTCGACCGCAGCCCCGAGTGCCTCGACCGAATCTGCCGGAATGTCCAGGACCCTCCCGACACCGATCAGGCCAAGCGGCACGCCAGGCGGGGGCTGCGAGAGCTTGAACTGCTGGATCACACGTACTTTCATGCGCCTCCTTTACCGGGCCGGGAGCCAAGCGCCCATGTGACAAACGCTTAACCCCCGACCCGAAAACTACCGGACTACTACGCGCCCGTGATGATCTGCCCGAGTGCTGTCGTCACCGCGACGACATCGAAGAGCGCCTGGGCTCGGACGATGTCCGAGTGCTTGCGCTCCTCCCGGTACTTCTCCACGGCGATAACCGCGCCCTTGAAGCCCGGAACTGTAGGCGAGATGATCACGCCGAAACCCGGGGACATAAGCGACGGTCGGCCTGACTTGACGTAGATCGCGCACGTCGAGGTTCCCCAGAGATCGGCGAAGGCGTTCGCAGCTCCTTCCTTCGACGTAAGCTTGACTCCGGGGCCAACAAAGACGCTGCCGATGCCGATGATCTCAGCGACGTTGCTG